GTAAAAAGACAGGTATTTCTTTCTCTGGTTCAGCTTTAGGTAACGCTCACCTTGACGACATGAAAAAGCGCCACGGCGAAGGCTGGGACTTTACCTAGTCATGGGTTGGGCAGAAGGAACATGTTCTGAAGAGCCTACATGGTCTTTAGATGATGCGGTTGATAACGTAGATAACGGAGTAATGAAAAATGGCAAAGTCAGAAGCCTGGACACGCAAAGAAGGTAAGAACGCTAAAGGCGGTCTTAACGAAAAGGGTCGTAAGTCTTATGAAAAAGCAAACCCTGGAAGTAATTTAAAACCCCCTGTTAAGAAGGAACAAGCTAAGAAGTCTCCTAAGTCTGCCGATCGTCGTAAATCTTTCTGTTCCCGTATGGAGGGCATGAAGAAAAAAAATACGTCTAGCAAGACTGCTAAAGACCCAAATAGTAGAATTAACAAGTCCCTTCGCGCATGGGATTGTTAAACCCACTCTAGAGAAAAAGGTAATTTAATGGCAACAGATACATCAGGTCGACAAGCCGTTGACTTTGTATGGGGCAACATCCCTATGCAACCAAACGAAGACCGCGCTGGAGCAGTATCACCAGCTAATTTTTCAGCAAACTCATCAGGCGATAATTTTTGGGGAGCTACTACTAGAGTAGCCTCAGACCGTCTAAACCCAGCTCTTTCATTTCACGATATGGTAGAAGCTAAGTACGCAGGATTTCCAGAATTTACTGGAAACAACGACGGAGCTTATATCTCAGGCGTTGCATACATCGTAGTACCTTCAGTAATCGGTGACACAACAGCCGTAGCTCTTGATAAGCTCAAGGATGCTGGTTACGAAACAGCTAGCATCACAACTGCAACAGCAGCAACAAACGCAGCTATTTCAATCACAGCAGCAGCTCGCACAGCAGGTTCAACAACTGCAACTCTTACAGCAACCGGAGCAGGCGCAGCCTTCCCAGTTGGTACAAAGATTACAGTTGCATCTCTTACTGACACTGGTGCTCCACTTAACGGAACATACACAGTTACAGCAGTTGCTACCAACACAGTTTCATTTGTTTCATCTGCTTCAACAGTACTTGCCCTCACAGGCTTGTCTGCTGGAACAATCGTTGGTGTTGCTGGAACAATCAAGTCTCAGTCAGTCGCAGCTGGAACAGCTTCAGTTGCTTCAACAGCTACAATCTCAATCACACCTTACGCAACAGCTTCATAATCTCAACACAAACAAAAAGCCCCCAGCCATTGGCTGGGGGCTTTTTGGTTTAAATGATTAGTGTAGTCCAGCAAACTCCTTTAAATACTGCTGGTATCTTTCTCCATTGTGCTGGCCTGGAACGATTTTCCAAGAGGACCAGTCTTTTCCACCGTTAGTCATGTAGAAGGTTATTTCTGCATTAACCACAGGGTCAAAGAGTTGAGTGTTTGATTTGAGGTTAAACTTATCTCTACGAGTCACTCCAAGGTCAGCAATCATGTTGATTTGGAATATGCCGTAAGAATTGTCACCTGTATTTTGGTCTCCATTGTGGGCTAAGGGGCGGCCGTTAGACTCTTTTTTAGCTACTGCATAGGCGACCTTGAGAGCTGTTCCCTCAAAACCAACCGCGCTAAGCAGTCCTACTAAATCAGTGTCCGACAACTTTGTTGCTCCTTTGTACTTCTCTAGCGGGTCCACAGGAACTTGCTCTACAACTTTGACCGGCTCCTCCGCGGTTGCGTTAGCAATCGCCTGAGGAAATGTGCCAAGTACCAAGCCGTATACTGCAAGTACCGCTATCTTGTCTAGCTTATCTTTTCTGATATTAAGCATTTCTGCTCCTCTCAGTAGGCAAAAGCCACCTTGTGAGTGGCTCTGTCATGTTCTAGGAAACACCAGAGTTACGTAGTGTGTCAAGTTGAACCAGTAATTTTTATTGATAAGTACATCTAAATGCAAGTTTAAGCACAAATATTTAATAATATTTTAATTAAAAGCGGTATTATTATTGTTACCGTTCTATGATATACGTCACACCTATTGAACGGATACACCTTGAACGTACAAGACTGGGCGGCTTTATCATCTACAATATTAGGCGTAGGCGCCGCAGTAATTGTAGGTCTCCGTTGGACAATTAAACATTACTTATCAGAGCTTAAGCCAAACGGTGGCTCAAGCCTCAAAGACGCTATCAATAGAATTGCAGTGGACATGGTTGAAGTTCGTGTATCATTGTCAAGACTTGAGGGTCGTTTCGACCAGCACGTAGAAGAAGGAGAAAAATGAATAAAGCAATGATTGAATCCTATGCACGTAACTTGCTTGGCCAAGTTATCGGCGCAGTAATGATTGTCATGCAAACAAGCGGAGCAGCAACGCCACTAGATTTTGGTTCAGGAGAATGGCTACTAGTAGCTAACGCTCTATGGGCATCTCTAGTCCCCGTAGCCCTTCGCTATATCAATAAGAAGGACCCAGCGTTTGGCCGAGTAGCAACTATTGGCCTTGCAGAAATTACTAAGAAACTTGCAGTAGAAGCCTCTGTGGCTAAAAAGGCTCCAAAAAAGAAATAAATACCTACAACTAAGGGAGCAGCTATGTGCTGCTCCCTTTTTTGTTGTACACTTAAAGAAGGAGGAATTACTATGAAATGCGTTAATTGTGATAATCATGCAATCTATACAGTAGCTGATGCTGGGGTAAACCCCGTTGACTATTGCACCCAGTGCTTGCCAAAGCACCTTCGTGAACGTGCTACTGCTGGCCACTTTCCACTAGCCTTTGTTTCAGCGGAAGATTCAACACCTAAAAAGTCTTCTAAGAAAAAGACTGAAGAAATTATTGAAGAACCAACAGAATGAAGGTAACCCGCGTGAAAGCGGCTCAGGCTCACCCAATACCTTCTAGAGTTACGAGCCCTTCTGGACCGTTTCCACAAGAGTTATTTAGAGAGTCTAAAATTAATACCGAGTATGAGTCAGAAGTACCTGAAGATGGAAGTAACTTTCCTATCGGGTCAACTGCTCAAAATAACTTTAAGGGAGCTCGCATGCTAACTTGCTCAGAATGTAATGGGCGAGTTCTAGAGCATAAGACGGGCGACCACATCTGTAAGGAAGATTAATGCCTCCAAGAAAAAGAGCCCAAGTACCTAGTGTTGACGTACTACTTGGCGGATACCAAATAGGTCAACCCTCTGGAACCTCTAGCCTTCCAACTCTTGATGAGTATTTATTTAACCCATCATCAAAAGTAAAAAAAGCAGAGGTAGCCTCAAAGTATCAAGTTATAACTACGTATAACTTAAGAGCCACAAGGTCCTCTAACCCAAAACGACCAAGAACTTTAAAAGCTGGTTACGATGCAAACACACAAACTTTAACTGTTGTTTTTTGGGACGGAACTTGGTGGAATTATTACGATGTTCCACAGTACTTGTGGGAAGGGTTTGTTCTTGCAGAATCCCCAGGTAAGTACTTAGAAGCTTCTGGGCTTAATAAATGGCCTAAAATGGGACTTGCTGACCCAGCAGGAATGCCAAGAGACCAACGAGTTCGAATGAACGAAATTAAAACATTTGACTCTTATATGTACGGAGACGGCGGAGGCTTCGCAGCAAACTAATATGAAATCAATTGGACCACTATACGTAGACGTTCTTCAGTACTACCACCGTAATTTGTTACCTGTGGTAGAAAAAGGCTGGACCCAAGAAACAGAGCACCCGTTTAGACAAAGCAAAGTATGCCTAGTATTTCGTTTTCCCTTTACTAAGCCTGGGTTTGTGCTGGGATTATGGAAGCGCTCTGAAGGCTTTGTTTTTGATGAAGATGCCGATGATATGATTGCTAAAGCATTAGGTCTTAGGGATATGGAACTTAATACGGAAGAAATAGGTGACTGGCGTGTTTAAAAAGAAAAGCCCTTGGGATAAGCCTTTTTCAGAAAAAGTAGTAAAACGCGTAAGAAAGATACATACAACAGAACTTGAGATGTGGATTGAACAGGCTACCTACGAAATAGGTCGTTGTATGAGCGTTTACTCCAGAACCCGTGATGTTGCAGTTTTAGAAGAAGCTTTAACAGGGGCAGAGGCCCTTCACGCTGTTGTACACGAGTTGCACACTAGAACTACTGCAAAACTCGGATAAAACGACATGTCGACATTTGCGCTACAATTACCTTGCCTCTCTTCCTTCTCTCCCGTGTGTGGCAACGTGAACCCTGGTATACCTACCAGGGTTTCATGTTTTTTATTAGAATAAGGAACATATGAGCGAGTTAGAATTTTTAGACGAAGAAGAACTCTTAGAAGATGAAGAAGAACTCATTGAAGAAGAGGAAGAAGAGTTAGACGAACTCTCTAAAGAATTTGTACGCAAGATGGTTGATAAAACAATCCAGTTTATGAACGCCTTAGTGGGGCACGAGCTACACGCATATCAACTACCGCTTGCTCGTCGCATTATTGAGTCTGTAATCATTAATGACGGTGAAGAAATTACAGCGCTTGCTGCACGCCAGTCAGGAAAATCAGAAACAATTGCTAACACAGTAGCCACGTTAATGGTGTTGCTACCTAGACTTGCAAAAATGTACCCAGATTTATTAGGTCAGTTTAAAGACGGCATCTGGATTGGAATGTTTGCTCCAGTAGAAGGTCAGGTTGAAACTCTTTTTGGTCGTACGGTAAACCGCTTAACTTCTGAGCGTGCGTTAGAGATTTTAGGCGACCCAGAGATTGATGATTCTCTTGGCAAAGTACCAGGTGTGACACGCCAGATTAAGCTTAAGAACTCAGGCAGTAGCCTAATGATGATGACCGCTAACCCACGCGCAAAGATTGAATCTAAATCTTTTCACCTTATTGTTATTGACGAGTGCCAAGAAGCAGATGACTTTGTAGTTTCTAAGTCTATCTCTCCGATGCTTGCGTACTACTCAGGCACAATGGTAAAGACAGGCACGCCAACTACGCACAAGAATAACTTTTATCGCTCTATTCAACTAAACAAGCGTAGACAGACAGGCAGAGCTTCAAGACAGAACCACTTCCAATGGGACTACAAAGATGTAGCTAAGGTAAACCTTAACTACGGTAAGTTCATTAAAAAAGAAATGCTTCGTGTTGGCGAAGATTCTGATGAGTTCCAGATGTCATACAACTGCAAGTGGCTATTAGAACGCGGAATGTTCGTTACCTCCACAATTATGGATGAGCTTGGCGATACATCTCAAGAAACTGTTAGGGCATGGCACAGAACTCCAGTTGTTGTTGGGATTGACCCCGCACGTAAGATGGACTCAACAGTTGTAACTGTTGTGTGGGTTGATTGGGATAGGCCAGATGAGTTTGGTTACTACGACCACCGAGTACTTAACTGGTTAGAAATTCAGGGTGATGACTGGGAAGACCAGTATTTCCAAATTGTAAACTTTCTTGGCTCTTACGATGTTTTAGCGGTAGGTGTAGATGCTAACGGAGTCGGTGATGCGGTAGCCCAACGCCTTAAGCTTTTACTTCCAGGAGCAGAGGTTCATTCGATAGGCAGTAGTCAACAAGAGCAGTCTAAACGCTGGAAGCACCTTAAGGCCTTGATTGACCGTCGCATGGTTGGTTGGCCTGCACACGCTAAGACCAGACGCCTTAGAACTTGGAAGCGTTTTTACCAGCAGATGACCGACCTTGAGACAAAGTTCCAAGGCCCAAACTTCTTAGCTCACGCACCCGCTGAAGCTCACGCCCACGATGACTACGCGGATAGTTTAGCCATTGCTGTCTGTTTAACTATGGATTTAACTATGCCTTCGGTAGAAGTATCTTCTTCACCTTTTTATAGATAATTATTACTTTAGGCAGTATTTACCTTAAATAAGTAGCACACTTTTACCTGAGGCCTCAACCTTTACAAGGAGTTATAACTATGACAATCTCACCAGCACCAAGCTTCCCAGAACGTCCAGGTTCAGTTTACGACCGCAAGATGGCTGGCGCAGTGCCAGGACAGCGCGGACCACTTCGCTTTGAAGAGGGAATTGCAACTGACACAGATGTTCCGCAAGAATTTTCAAACGGAGCTGCACAGGGCTATATCCCTGCAGCAGGCCGTACAAATCGAAATGCAGCAGTTCACACTAAGCCAGCTGAAGAAACAATGCGTGAGCGTGCTCACGTAGGTTCTGCAGCATGGGTAGAAGCGCCAAATACTCTTCAAGAGTTTGCTTCTGCTGGCTTTGGCGATTACGGTTCAAATGTTATTGAGGAAGTATTCCGCAATGGCTCACACCAACAGCGCCTTAACCCTGCAGTAGTGCAGGACTAATAAAAGAAGAAGTAGCTCCCCACCGTCCTGGCAACGGGACTGGTGGGGCTTTTCTAAGGATTAACTATGGCACTCATTTCTGGTCGTTCCGTAACTAATGCTCCAAAGCAGTTACCTGCTAATCCACGCCTCTGGAATACAGTTACTGTTCAGGCTAAGTCACGTTTTCCTAAGTATCCTTCACCAGCCGCTGCTCACTGGGTGCACACTAAGTATGTGCAAATGGGCGGAAAATTTGTAGATTCTAAAAAAGATATTGACCCACGTAATAGAGATTACGTACAGGAAAAAAGAGACAAAGAAGAAAAAGAACAAAAACAAAAAG